TTAAAAATAGCTAAATCTCAATCTTAGTCAACCAGGATATGGTATAATTTTAATATATGGAAATTGAATTAGCTGATCATTATGATCGCATGAATAAGGTAGTCGAAGAATTATTAAAGGGTAATACCCCTACTCAGATTGCCACCTTAACAGGGTTTAAAAGGTCAGAGGTTATAGGCTATATAGACGAATGGAAAGAAGTCGTTAGAAGCGATTCTGGAGCCCGTGATAGGGCAAAGGAGGCCATCTCTGGCGCTGACCAGCACTACGCAATGCTAATAAAAGAAGCATGGAAGACTGTAGAAGACGCAGACCAATCTGGCCAGTTAAATGTAAAAGCAACTTCTTTAAAGCTAATTGCAGATATTGAAGGAAAAAGAATTGGAATGCTACAAGAAATTGGGCTTCTAGATAATGCCGAGCTTGCAACTCAAATTGCAGATACAGAAAGAAAGCAAGAAATTCTTGTTAAGATTTTAAAAGAAGTCACAGCAACATGCCCAAAATGTAAATTAGAAGTAGCAAAAAGACTTTCCCAAATAACTGGCATTATAGAACCAATTAATATAGAAAATAATGAGGTAATAACGAATGTTCAATAAAGATATTTTTGAAAAAATTGGCGAAGAAATTTATGTTTATAAAAATTTTTTAAGTAAAGAATTTTGTGAAGACTTAGTAAATTCAATTAAAAAAATAGAAGATAAAGATTGGGATTTGATAGGAGAATCTGGGAGATATTTTTCAAAACCTGGAACTGTTAATTTTGAACCAATTTATGAAAATATTATAAGTTCTATAAATCTAGAAGATGGTTTTAACATACAACATGGATCACGTGCATTAAAAATGATAAAAGATTCTTTTATGTCTCCACATGCAGATAATGTTGAGTATGACTCGTTAGAAAAACAGGCTTTAGAGTATGTTGAGGGAGAACCGTATGATTTAAGAGAAAATACTCATTATGGCATGGTAATATATCTTAACGATTTTGAAGGCGGAGAACTAGAATACGTTAATCAAAATATTATCTATAAGCCAAATGTTGGAGATTTTGTTATACATTCAGCAAAAGAAAATTGTACTCATGGTGTTAAAAAAGTGTTAAGTGATGTCAGATATTCATATTCAAATAATATTTTTAATTTTGTTAAAATAAAAAGTGGATATATATCATATCCTGGGCTTGGCAAATCAAATTATGTTTCAGAAACAGAGCCTAAAAACGTTCTGAACAAAGAAACATGGTTCAAGCCATCAACGGGACAGTGTTTTATTTTTGAAAACGGAAACTGGAAAGAAATTTTAAGGTAATTAAAATGGAATTAAATTTTAATGATCTAATAGACATATTAGACGGAGAAGAGTTTGACGAAAGACCAGTAGACTTAAGAACATTTGTTACCAGCCAAGAACACCTTGGATTGCCTCCTCTTTCAGATTATCAATATACATTAATTGAGAAAAGTAGTCAAATTTATAAAGAATCTACATTGATTAAATTATTTGGAGAATCTGAAGGAAAAGCTAGATATAAACAAACTTGTAATGAAGTGATTGCTCAATTAGGTAAAGGTAGCGGGAAAGATTACTGCTCCACCATATCAGTTGCTTATATAGTATATTTACTATTATGCCTTAAAGATCCAGCAACATATTATGGCAAACCACCAGGAGATACAATAGATATTATTAATATTGCTATTAACGCACAGCAAGCAAATAATGTTTTCTTTAAGGGATTTAAGACAAGAATTGAAAGGAGTGGTTGGTTTATTGGCAAGTATGAAGCAAAAGCTTCAGAAATTAAATTTAATAAAAATGTTACAGTATATTCAGGACATTCAGAAAGAGAAGCGTTTGAAGGATATAACGTATTGGTTGCTGTGCTCGATGAGATAGCTGGCTTTGCACTTGAAAGCACAAGTGGTCATGATCAGGCAAAAACAGCTAGTGCTATTTATGAAATGTACCGTGGATCTGTAGATTCTCGTTTTCCTGATTATGGGAAAGTAATACTTCTTTCATTCCCTAGATTTAAAAATGATTATATTCAACAAAGATACTCAGAAGTTGTTGCAGAAAAAGAAACTATAGTTAGAACTCATACATTTGATATTGATCCAGATTTACCAGAAAATACTCCAGGTAATCAATTTGAAGTTTCTTGGGAAGAAGATCATATAATTTCTTATAAGCTCCCTAAAATATATGCATTGAAAAGACCTACGTGGGAAGTAAATCCAACTAGAAGTATCGATGATTTTAAAGTACCATTTTATAGAGATCCAGTAGATGCACTTGGTAGATTCGCATGTATGCCTCCAGAAGCGATAGATGCTTTTTTTAAATCAAGAGAAAAAGTAGAAAAAGCATTCAGTAGCCTTTCTTTAGCAGTAGATAATTTTGGAAGATTTGAAGAGTGGTTTGTTCCTCAAGAGGATAAAGAATATTTTATTCACGTAGATTTAGCTCAAAAGCATGACCATTGTGCGGTTGCTATGGCGCATATTAATAAATGGGTTAATGTTAAAGTGACAGATAATTATTCTCAGCCAGCTCCAATTGTTGAGGTAGACGCAGTCAGATACTGGACACCTACATCCGATAAATCCGTAGACTTTACAGAAGTTAGAGATTACATTCTTGCCTTAAGATCTCGTGGATTTAAAATTAGAATATGTACATTTGATAGATGGAATTCACATGATATGATGCAGCAATTAAGACAATACGGAATTAATACAGAAACTTTATCTGTTGCTAAAAAACACTATGATGATATGGCAATGGTAGTCCTAGAAGAAAGATTAAGCGGACCACATATTAAGCTTTTAATAGATGAATTACTTGAGTTAAGAATTATAAAAGATAAAATTGATCACCCTAGAAAAGGTTCAAAAGACTTAGCAGACGCTGTGTGCGGATCAATATTTAATGCTATTAGTTTAACTAGGCCAGATTTTGGTAATGTGGAAATACATACATATTCTTCATTGAAATCTAGGGATAGAGCAAATGCTCCTATTGTTGAAGATGATAGAAATATTATTCGTGCTCCGCTGCCAAGAAAATTAGCAGAAGCACTTGACGGAATGGAAATAGTATGAGTATATATCAAGATAAAGCTAAAGAGTGTAAATGTTGCGGAAAGCATGTTCCGCTCCCAGTTAGATTAAAAGAATTTAATGGAATTAAAGTTTGTCCTACTACATTTGATAATATATTAGAATATAAAAGAATATGGAATGAAATAGGGAAAAGGCCTCCAGGCAATATAAGAAAACATTTTTCTGAATATGTTCAACAGATCGTGGAAACATCTATTGACAATACTCAGTATGAAAATATATAATTCAACTAGGCACCAGTAGCTTAGTTGGTTAGAGCCCCCGACTCATAATCGGGTAGTCGTAGGTTCAAGTCCTACCTGGTGCACCAAAGGAGAAATTGTGGATGAAGAAGAAGCATTGAGACAAATGCAATATTATATTGACATCGGGGCAATAAGATTAGCTGGCTATAATGAAAAAGGAGAAGCTATTTTTGAACTTAATGAAGTAGTTACAAAAAATTTAGCTCCAGAATTATGGGAGGCTCATATGGAGTATGTCGATAGCAATCTTACTAAATTATTTGAAGACGGACTTATGAACGTTGAATATGATGAAAATCTTCAAGCAACTATGCATTTTACAGCAGAAGGCTATAGAATTGCATCAGAAAAAGGTATTATTCCGATTGAGGAAATTTGATGAAAATTAAAATATTATATTACTTTTATAGATTTATAAAAATTTTTAAAAAGAAAAAAAAGAAAGATGGATTTATATATTAACTATGAATGTATTTGATGATAAAAATTCTTTATATTATATATCAGAAACTAATTATAAAAATAGGCATGAACAAGATGATGATTTTTTTATAAAAAGAATGTCTGAGCCGTTATCAAAAATAATTGCTTTAGGTTGTTCAAATACATATGGTGTTGCAGTTCCTAAAGAATTTCTTTGGCCAACAACTATTGAAGAAAAAACTGGATTATCGGTTGCTAATTTAGCATTTCCTGGAAATTCAGCAAAAGATTGTTTGGATATTTTTTTAGAATATATAGATAATGTTGGAATACCAGAATATGTTTTTGCATCTTTACCAGACCCACTGAGATACCAACATGTTGTTGATAGGTTTTATTATAAAAATTTTTATAATAATGTAGAAGCAAGAACAAGAACTTCTTATTTAATCAAAGATGGTCCAGAAGAAAAATATTTAAAGTTGCCAGCTATTCCTCATAGCACTATTGCTCCAGAAAATGGAATACAGCAATTTTTTTCATCAGTTTATACTATTCAAACAATTTGTAAATTATTAAATATAAAATTTTATTGGTCTAGTTGGGACTTTAATACTTTAAATATAACTAAAAAGCTTTTATATATTAGCAATAAACTAGATAGCAAATATTTTTTACATGAAAAACATGCCCCTATGTTTCATTATACAAAAACAAAAGACTATACCGCCTTTAATCAACATAAACATTCAGAAAATTTATGTTATGTAGAGCATGAAAGTAAATTATTAGGAGAAGATATTTACCATATAGGTTCAGATGGACTTCATATGGGTGTGCATTGGCATGATCATGTTGCAGAAAGTTTTATAGAAAAAATATGAAAAATGAAAAAAAGTATAATGATGATTTGTGGAGACATTCAAAATATCCAATAAAAGAAATCGGAAGAGATCTTTTTGCAAAAGGAGATAAGTTAAGTGATATAACAGGATTCTGGTTAGATGAAAATAAAATTAAGAATGTAGATTTAATAACTTTAGGGTGTTCTTTTACATATGGACAGGGAGTCCCAGCTGGAACCAGTTGGCCATACTGGATTTCAGAAAAATTAAAAACTAGCTGTGCAAATATTAGTGGCCCAGGGCAATCTGTAATGTGGCTTGTAAGTACTTTTTTTTCTTATGTTGAAAAAGTTGGTAATCCTAAAATAGTGATAGCACTCTTCCCAAATTTTAGCAGAATGGAAATTCAATATTTAAAAAATAAAATGAAATACAGACAACAAGGAATAGAAAAAAATAATCATGAAATTGTTGAAGCAATAATTGATTTAAATGCATACGTAGGCAGGCTTAAATTTGATAGTAATTATTTTAAAGCCCCTCTAGATGTAAGCGAAGTTTTTCCAGTAGAAACAACGTTTAGCATCAGTATTCAATTTATTAAAATGTTAGAAATTTATTGTAGGTCTAACAACATAAAATTGCTATGGTCAACCTGGAGCATTGCAGAAGAAGAGTGGCTTAATCAAAACATAAATAATACAAAATTTAAAAATTATGTTAATATGAATTTTAGACAATGGCATGTTTCAAAAAACTGGGAAGATGTTTTATGTAAAGATTTTATAAATGATAATTGTAATTTTAATTACAGTAAAGAAAGTTTATTTAATATGTGTCAAACAATAAATTGTCATGAATATTTAAGAGACAAATTTGGAAAAAATTTTGATATATCGAATGATAGAGAAGAATTAAAATTTTTTTCTCATTGGGGAATACATAAACATGTTCACGTATATGAAAACTTTTTAAATGAATTGGAGAAAAAATGAAAACAATATTAGGAATTAATGAAACTTCTCATGATGCATCAATATCTTTAATAAAAGGTGGAGAAATTTTATTCGCTGGCCATGCTGAAAGATATAGCAAAGAAAAAAATGATTGGTATAATAACAAAGACATATATAAAGATATGCTTAATTATGGAACACCAACACATATAGCATATTATGAACACCCACAGCTTAAAAGATCAAGAATATTTTTAAAGGGTGGTGCTGCTGACTGGAAGCCAAATATTCCAATGGATATTCCAGTTAAATATTTTAGCCATCATTATTCACATGCTTGTGCTGGGTATTATACAAGCAAGTTTAAAGATGCTGTGATTGTTGTTTTGGATGCTATTGGAGAATATAATACATCAACAATTTGGGTAGGTGAGGGGGAAGAAATAAAACCAGTTAAAAAATTTAATTATCCATTCAGCTTTGGACTGTTTTATTCGGCATTCACATCTTTAGTGGGTCTTATGCCTAATCAAGAAGAGTACATAATGATGGGAATGGCTGCGTACGGAGATTCTAATAGATATTTAAATAAAGTAAATTCATATTTCCCATCTATAAAAGAACAAAAATATAATTTTCATAATGGCATAACCGATTGGAATGAGCATATAGGGCAACAGGAACAATTTGACATTGCTGCTGCAGTTCAAAAAGTATATGAATTAAGATTAGTAGAATTTATGAGATACGCACAGTCTAAAACTGGAAAGTATAATTTAGTTTTTATGGGAGGGTGTGCATTAAATTGTTCTGCAAACACCAAACTTTGGAACATATTCAATGATATTTGGATTATGCCAAACCCAGGAGACGCTGGCTCATCTCTTGGTGCAGCCGCAGCTCTATATGGTAAACATATAAATTGGAGTACCCCATACCTTGGCTATGATCTTGGTGATAGCTATCCAGTAATGGAAGTTGTTACTTCACTAATAAGAGATAAAATTGTTGCGGTAGCATCTGGCAGAGCAGAATATGGTCCAAGAGCGTTAGGCAATAGAAGTATTCTTGCAGATCCAAGAGACCATAATATTAAAGATAAAGTTAATTTAATTAAAAAAAGAGAATCATTTAGGCCTTTTGCACCAGTGGTTATGGAGGAGCATGCAAGTAAATGGTTTGATATGAAATTTACAAGTCCATATATGCAATATGCAGTCAAATGTTTACAGCCAGAAAAAATACCTTCTGTAGTTCATAGAGATGGAACTTCTAGAGTTCAAACAGTAAATAAGAATCAGCATCCAGATCTTTACAAAGTTCTAGAAAACTGGTATAGTATTACTGGAGTTCCTATATTACTAAATACAAGTTTAAATATTAAAGGCCAGCCATTGCTAAACGATCATTTGGATATTTTAGAATGGGAAAAAACTTATAATACAAAAATTATAAGATAGTTTTACAATAGAAAGAAATATATGTCAGAAGAACAAGATTTTGATAGTTGGGAAAATTATTTAATACAAGATATAAGTCTTGCTGGGTATGGGTCATTAAATGAAGATATAATTCCTATCGAATATGTAAAAAATAATTTGGGATACAGAAGTCAGCCTTTTGAAAATCAAGCTGATATTTTATTCTTAGGGGATTCTTACACAAGGGGAGACGGGTTGCCAGAGGGTCTTAGATATGTAGACATTCTTTCAAAAAAATTAAATTCTAGTTTTTCTTCTCTTGCGGTTGGCGGAGACTCTATGGCAGGGCAAATTGCTAAATGTTTTTTTTATTTTAAAAAATATGGTCATCCAAAAACAATAATTGCTTTATTTCCAATGAATAGATTTTGTTATCCTTACTTAGAATCCGAAATGCAAAATCCAGAAAGAAATGCAAATCAGGCAAAAATGTTCAATTCTCCTGGGATAGAAAAAAATTATATTTTAACAGCAGATCTTTATGAATATCAACTGTCAAAATATTCTAAACTTCCTTACACCCCACAAGAAGTTATTTCGAACAAAATTGCTTTTTTTTATGATAGATTAATGCTAGATGCCCTAGAGCAATATTGTGAAACTAATAATATTAATTTTTTTTGGAGTACTTGGTTTCAAGGGTATCAGTCACATATTTATAATAAAATTGAAGACAAATACCCTGGGTACCACAAAAATTATTGTTGGATTGATGCAAATTCTTGGTTTAGAAAAGGAGACCTTGTTCTACCTAATAATCAAAAAGAAATTACTTGTCATTTAGAATTTAAAGAAGAATTACTATTCAACATAGCTGCAGATAGAATAAAAAATAATGGAAGAGGGGCTCATAATGGATTCCATTGGCATATCCATGCTGCAGAAGATTTTTATAATACTATCATAAAAAGATTGTCAAAATTATAAATTTTTGATATTATAAGATACTTAATGCCCTTGTAGCTCAGCGGATAGAGCGAGGCTCTTCTAAGGCCTGCGTCAGAGGTTTGATTCCTTTCAGGGGCGCATGGATGGCGTAATTAGTATTTTGGACCATAGCTCAGTCGGCAGAGCGCAGAGCTGTTAACTCTGATGTCCCAGGTTCGAGCCCTGGTGGTCCAGCGGGAATAATCCCAACTTATATATAAGGAGAATAATGAAAACTATCGGATATAAGCTAGATCCGTTTCGTGTAGTAGGCGTAAAGCCAGGGAGAATCGATGCTAGTGATGATTCTTTTGAAATCATTACAGAAAAATCTTTTCCAGGAAAATGGAAAGTAATTGTATTTTATCCAAAGGATTTTACTTTTGTGTGTCCAACTGAAATTGTTGCATATGACAAGCTAGTAAATGATTTTAATGATAGAGATGCTGTTCTTATGACAGGATCTACAGATAATGAATTTTGCAAGTTAGCATGGCGTAATGCACATGAAGATTTGAAGAAAACAAATTCATGGTCTTTTGCTGATCAAATTCGTGGCTGGAGCTATCATGAAGAATATAGTTACACTGGATTAGCAGAACAACTAGGAATTTTAAACGATGATGGAGTTGCATTACGTGCCACATTTATTGTTGATCCAGAAAACACAATTCAACATGTTACAGTGAATAACCTTAATGTTGGACGCAGTCCAGAAGAAACTTTAAGAGTTCTTGATGCTCTTCAAACAGGAGAGCTTTGTGCTTGCAACAGAACACTAGGCGGAGAGACTCTATAATGTGGGTTGAACAGCTAAAAGAATCTTTACCAGAATACGCTAAAGACATTAAGCTAAATCTTGATGCTGTAATTAACCGCAGTACAATTGACCCAGAGCTAGCAACGCACCTAGCTCTGGCAGCTTCTTTTGCTACTGGTAATGGTAAATTGATTGCTTTTATTGCTGCAAGTTCTACAAATGAAGTAGAAAAAAATGCAGCAATGACGGCAGGTGCTATTATGGCTCAAAATAATGTTTGGTATCCATATATTGAAATGGCAGATGATGCCAATCTTAAAGGACTCCCTGCACAGTTAAGAATGAATTCTATATCTTCACACGGTGGAACTACAAAAGCTAATTTTGAAGCATATTCTTTAGCATCTTCAATCATTGGTAAGTGTCATTTTTGTGTAAAAGCACACTATGAAACATTAAAGCAAGAAGGATTTACTGTAGAACAGTTAAGAGATATTGGAAGAATTGCAGCAACAGTAAATGCATTGGCTAAAATTTTAAATAGCTAATACACGTCCCCATCGTCTAGGGGCCTAGGACATCGCCCTTTCACGGCGGTAACACGGGTTCAAATCCCGTTGGGGACGCTAGGCCTCCCTAGCTCAATGGTAGAGCGTCCGCCTTGTAAGCGGAAGGTTGTCAGTTCAATCCTGACGGGAGGCTCGCTGGTCCCTATAGCTCAGTTGGTAGAGCAACAGACTTTTAATCTGTGGGTCGTAGGATCGATACCTACTGGGGACACGCCCTTATAGCCCAGCGGTAGAGGCATACGACTTAAAATCGTACAAGCGTTGGTTCGAATCCAACTTAGGGCACAAATGGTATAATAGATTTAGGTCGCCAAACGGGGCCTATATAACTTATTCGCTTAAAGGAGGAATAATGGTAACTCAATTTGCCATGGATCTTTTTAAAGATCCTTTTTTTATCGGCTTTAACAGAGAGTTAGAGCGTATTAATAATGTATATCGTGAAGCAACAGCTCAGTCTTATCCGCCATATGATGTGGTAAAGACTGGAGAAGATTCTTATGAAATATCTTTAGCTGTCGCTGGATTTTCTAAAGATGAAATATCAATTCATGTTGATAATGGATCTTTAATTATTGAAGGTCTTAAGGAGTCTGTAAATGCTCCAAAAGATTATCTTCATAAAGGAATTGCGGCTAGAAAATTTGTCCGCACATTTGCATTATCTGAGTATATGGAGGTGCAAGGTGCACAATTGGCCGATGGTATTCTTAGGGTTGATATTGAAAGAATCGTCCCAGAAGAAAAAAAACCAAAAGCAATTAAAATCAAATAAATAATTTGATTTATGGTCCTGAGCATGACCTTGTAAACTGCTCATTATAATTAGGAGAATAAATGCCAAGATATGAGTACGCATGTATTGAATGTGATTTCAATATAGAAGTAACAAAAACATTTGAGCAAGCTGATTCTGCAGAAATGTGTGAAAAGTGTGGTAGCAGAATGAATAAAGTATTTGGAACATTTGGTATTAATTTAAAAGGTCCTGGATTTTATAGTACAGATAACCGTAAATAGTTCAATGATATAATTAACTTGTTATAATATTTATAACAGGGAGTTATTTAGTTGACTAGGACAAAAGCATGGAGATTATCTTTAGCCGCCATTTTAGGATTCGGTTGGCTTGTCCTTACGCCATTAAATTCTTACGCAACATGCGTTAATCAATTACAAGCACAAACAATAGCCGCCGCATACGAAGGCGATGAAGAGCCAACAGTCCATTTTATGGATACATGTTCTGGAGATGACCTGGGATATCAAATTCCAATAGCCACATCAATAACTTTCGATGGTGTTCAATATTCAAATGTATATGCAACAACAAACTCAGTAATTACATTTGGTCAGCCTGATGGCACATATTGGACTTATCCATCAACTCCTTCTATTTCTTTATATTCAATGGACTGGTTTCCAGGCGCAAGCGGGACACAAGGATTAGATATATATTATTCCGAAGGCGGTTTCCAAATAAATCTTAATATGGTTCCATTTGGTAATTATGGAGCACAACCAAGCACAGTTAATATATTAGTAGCAATTACAAATGAAGGTGGAATATCAGTTGCATATAGTTATCAAGGACCAGAATATCAAAATTTAAGAACAGGTGTAAGACTTCATGATGGATCTATCGTGTCGCTTGAAGCATGGGGAGCAACGCAGGTATCTCCATCCTCTGCGCCAACATTACAAGCAGCCCCAGTAGAAGATATATTTGTAAGCCCAACACCCACACCAGAACCTACTCCAATAACTCCAGAACAACAGCAAGAAGAGGTTGCTGAAGCAGCACAGTTAGCAGAAGAAATTGGAGATATAAATAATTTAATTGCAGCAATCAACGGTGAAGAGGTTGATACAGACCCAGAATTGCCTCCTCAACCAGAACCTTCAGATGAACCTGAGCCAGAGCCTTCAAATGAGCCTGAGCCAGACGTAGAAGTTGAACCAGAAATTATTACGCCAGAGGATCCAAGATTCCCTGATGATGAAGAGCAAACTGAACCAGACAATCCCAATCCTTCTCCAAGTTCTGATACCACAGATGAGGAGAACACAGAACCAACTCCTGAACCAGAGCCATCTCCAGAGCCCTCACAAGAGCCTTCACCTCAGCCAGAGGATACAGATCCAGTTCAAGAGCCTGAACAGCAAGAACCTGTTGACGAAGAAGTTGTAAGTCCACCATCTGATAATAATAACATAGATAATCCAATTTCAGAAGAAGAATTAAATAAATTAAATAAACTAATTGGTGTTAATGATGCTAAATTAGCTACTGAATTATCAAATACAATAAACAGTTTATCTGAAGAGGCTAAGGAAGAATTAGCAGATGATTTAAATATAGCTTCAGAAGATTTAGAAATTATTGCAGAGGCAGTAAAAGATAATCCAGTTTTAGCTGTAGCAATTGTAGAATTTTCTAATAGAGCCGAGGAAAATATAGATGCTCCTATGCCATACACATTGGCAGATGCTACTACTGAAATTGCTGCAGAACAATTTTTGGCGGACCCGATAGCAGCATTAACTAATATAGATTTATCTAAAGTCCTTAATCCATCAGAATGGGGCAAGGATATGACAGATGACCAAAGAGAAAAAGCACAGGAAGTAATTGTTCCTGTAATTATTGCAAGTAATATCGTAGCAGCCGCTATGACTAGGAGGATATAATGAAGGTATTAAAAAAGGTTTTAAATTATGCCTGGGAAGTAATTAAAGAAAGCATTGCTCAAGTATTTACCCTCCTTGGCTTCTTTATAGCATGGCTAACCCTTACTGGAAGTGCCCAGCAAGTGGTTGGCGTAGCCACATTAATTGCTACTATTATTTGGCTAGCTACTATCCCTCTACGCAAAGAGGAGTAAAATGTTATAATAGTCTTATGGTAAGACTAATTTCGCTTGCCCTAGTAGGGCTAATTACGCTATCAGGCTGCGGCTATGATGGTCATTACCGCTACCCATGCCAAGATCCAGAAAATTGGGAAAAGGCAGAATGTAAGCCACCATTATGTACGGTAGCTGGAGCATGTCCAGAAGATTTAGTGGGCAAAGATATATTGGAAGGTAATAAATAGAATGTTTTTAAAAAATAAATCGAGAAGAACTCCAGAGCAATTAGATGCTTTGGGTAAATTTTTAACTTTATTAGTTTTAGTTGCATCATTGGGAATAATTGTTGGGGGAACCATGTATGCATTAATATTTGTTACCCAACCAGTTACTGGACAGTCTGAAAATGACAAACTATTTTTTGGTTTGATGATGACAATAGCAACATTTTTAACAGCAACATTAGCAAATCAACTTGGTGGTAAAGATTTCGCTAAAGATATGATGAAGGCACAGCTTGATAATAAAGAAATGGATGCAAAAAATACACAAGCAGACAAGAAGCTTGAATCTGAATTAGAAATAAATGAATTAAAGGCTGATGTAGAGGCAGATGCAGTTAGAGCTAGACTTGATGCAAAACCTAATGATCAAATGCCTGCGGAGCAACCAGTAGATACAGACTGGGATAAGGATTAATTATGCCTTGGAATATTAAGCAAGGTGCAGCGGGATGTAAAGGATATGCTGTTGTAAAAGAAGGCACTAATGAATTAGTTGGATGTCATGACAGTGAAACAAAAGCTAAAGCGCAATTAAGAGCACTGTATGCAAATGAAGTTGAAAAGGCTAATCCATGTTGGGAAGGCTATGAAATGGTAGGTTGGAAAAATAAAAATGGGAAACGGGTTCCCAATTGTGTTCCTAAAGTTAAAAAAGGAATTTTTGGAAGAGGTAAATAATTATGTCAAATGATTTTGCAGTACCAGCAGAAACAGAAAAAGCTCCAAAAGGCAGCGCAGCTCGTTTAATACAGGTTGCTAAATCACAAGTTGGTTACATTGAGGGTCCAAAAGATAACGAAACCAAATATGGTGCATTTACAAAAGCTAATTTTCAACCATGGTGCGGAAGTTTTGTTATGTGGTGCGCTGATCAAGCAGGTGTAAAAGTTCCTAATACTGTTTATACGCCAGGAGGAGCAGCCGCATTTAAGAAGGCTGGAAAATGGATTGATGTAGATCTAGCAGATCCAGAGCCAGGAGATATCGCCTATTTTGATTTTCCAGGAGATGGTGTAGATAGAATATCTCACGTGGGCATTGTGGTAGAAGACAATGAAGACGGCACAGTTTGGTGTATTGAGGGAAATACTTCTAGTAGCAAAAAGGGCAGCCAGAGAAATGGCGGAGAAGCCTGTAGGCAATTACGTGCATTTAAGAAAAATAAAAAGGGTGTACAGGTTTCTATAGTAGGATTCGGTAGACCTAAATTTAAAGCATAATGAATAAATATAGCATCAAAATAGAAATAAATGCAGAAGTTGAAGCATTTAGCGAAGATGATGCTAAAGAATATGTTTCAGATATATTTGGCATTGATGATGAAATAAAATCAGTAAAGATAGTAAAAATTAAAGAAAAATAGTTGACAAACCTATTTTTAGTCCTGTATAATATTATATAGGTTCAAAAAGTACAAATTGGACTAATGTTACATTTAAACGAGCACGGAGTAGAAATACTTAGAAAAAAAATATCTAATAAAGATATAGAAGCCTATTGGGAGAACTATACATTTATTATATGGAAAAAAAATACAGGCGGGTATTCAAATACAAATGGTGTATTTAGAAACGATAGCTGGGGGATAGCAAATAAAATTCCTATCAGCTTAAAAGGAACTTGGGTATTTCCGCTAAAATATGTCAAATATTTTAAATGATTTAAATACGGACGAAGATAACCTTAATTGGTGGCATTTAGCAGCATGTCAGGGAATGGATACAAATTTATTTTTTGATAAGTACGAGCTTGATCCAAAAATAGCAACTAATATAGATCAGTGTTGTCTATCATGTCCAGTAATGGCTATGTGCTACCAGGCTGGTATAGAAAACAATGAGTATGGTGTTTGGGGAGGCATTTATTTAAATGCTGGCGGAGTGGATAAAATGAGAAATACTCATAAAACAAAAGATATTTGGAAACAAGTTAATAAAAAAAATGGTATCTAATAACGATAAACACCATTTTAAACATGGTATTAATTTATGGACTGGTGAACCTAACAAGCCAGTGTTTTACAACGAAGAGATGAGAAAAAGGCTTAGGGAAATGAATAAGCCACTTCTTTTAGAAATGGATGTTGTTAAATATCCAGAATTTCTAGCTTTAAGATTATATGAAGATAACTTTATACAGTTTACAGGAAGTAAAAAAGAACAAGTTATAGATTATGTTATGAGAGTAAAAAAGATGATAGAGTCCTACGGGGTAAGATGCGAACTTGAAGGGGTACCAAGTGCAAAGGGAATCGGTTAGAGTGTTAATACATTCTGAAAATCTTTATGGAGAAGCTGTCTCTATAGGATTATTTATGTCAAAAGTTAGATATTTTAAAGATGGTAAAATTCAATATGAAGATATTGAAAATGAAGATCTCACCTTCATAGAAGAGGAATAATGGAAAAAATACTTTGCTATTCATGCAATAAAACAAAAAATAAATTATCGGTAAAGCAATCAACTTTAATGCCTATTAATTTATTTATGTGCCAAACCTGTATTGATTCTAAATATGAGCCACGCTGGGTAGTGATACTGGCTGGTAGATCAAGTGGTCATGAATTTGTAAAAGAAGTAATTCAGAAGAAAAGATATATTGGTCAAGAAATAACTGCTTCAGAATTATTAGTTTAAATCTAATTTTACTGTATAATTAGTATCATAATGGATATTAATTATGTGACAGTGGTACTGTCTCTTCTTGCAGCAATTTTAAGCGGTATGGGTACGGCCATAATAGCTGGGATCAGGGACTCTAAAAAAGAAAAGGTCAGGCGGGAAGAGCGAGAAAAAGACCACCTTAAATTAGAAATAAAAGACCTTAAAATAGACCTATATAAATTAGAAAAGGAATTAACTGAGTGGAAAGATAAATATTATAATGCCATTCAAGAATTAATTGGGCTTAAATCTGAATTAGAAAATGCTTTGACTCAGCTTAGCCATATTGAAATGCATGAGGATATAGACTCCGAATTTTATAAATAGTACAATAGGCTATATGACCTGTATTGTAGCCTTATCTGTAGGTAATAAAGTAGTCCTTGGAGGAGACTCCGCAGCATCTGATGAAAAAAGCGGACTAATACTTCAAACAACTGATCCAAAAGTTTTTAAAATAGGTCAGTTCGGAATAGGCTTTGTTGAAAGCTTTAGAATGGGACAGATATTACAGTATAGCTGGACACCTCCAATATATAAACCAACTGCAGGCTTTAAAAACCTAGACAAGTTTATGCGTACTAAGTTTGTCGAGTCTATTAAAGAAACATATCAAGAGCATGGGTACGGAAGATTTGGAAACAACACAGAAGATGGCGATGAAGGCGGTATCATAATAATAGCAGTTCAAAACACTGGAAGAATATTTACTATGGATGTTGATTATCATGTTGCTGAATTGCATACAGATTATTATGCAGAGGGAAGTGGGCAACAGGTAGCTTTAGGATCTTTGGCATCTACAACTAACATTAAAACTCCTCGTAAACGTGTTAGAATGGCTTTAGAAGCGGCATCTAAGTTTATAATGAGCGTAAGAGGTCCCTTTACAATTATAGAAGTATAGGATATAATTAATTAATGGAAGAGCCACAGGACATAAACGATCTAAGGCCAGATTATACTCAGGCTATGGATGTTCGTGGAGTCCCGACTCACATATGCCCATGTGGATGTAATATATTTAATTTAAAAGTAATTTTTTATAACTTTGAAATAGCAAGTTATTTTTTAGATATGGAATGTGCCAATTGCGGTACATTAGCAACGGCCCCAACGCCGATAGATAGAGATGGATCTGAATGAGAAAAACACAAAGAATTAATATGCTTGAGTTAGAGCTATATAAACTTAGAATTGAATTAGATTTAATTCATGAAATTTTAAGTGGATTGTTGTCTGAAAACAAGCCCCAGCAAAATATGGAATCTGGTAAGTGGTACCCTAGGCGTCTTCCCCCACAACAATAACTATTGACACACAGGTTGATATTTAGTAAAATATCTACATGAAAAAACTAATAACGGCTCTAGTAGCCACACTACTACTTATAACATCGCTGCCTGCTAATGCAAATAAAGCAGGACTTAAAAACAGTACTCAAGTCCCTACACTAGCAGTAATTGATACTGCAATAGACTTTACTGTACCATCAATTAAAGAAAAACTTATTCATGAAGTTTGTATTCTAGATTGGCCTTCTTGTCCAAATAATACTAAGTTTATGGAAGGTTCAGGGTCAACTTATTTATTTCAATCTATATTAAGCACTTCCAATTTTAGTCACGGAACACAAATGGTTTCAATTGCAATTGCTAATAATCCAAACATGAACATTCTTTTTGTTAGAATTATTGGTAATACCTCAACTGGTGGTCGTCAAGTTACTAGAAGTGAAACAGTACCTAATGCTTTGACTTGGATTTATAATAATAAAGATAAATATAATATCAAGGCTGTATCTATGTCTCAAGGACATCATAATTTACGCAGTGGTTCTGCATATTGTCCAGTAACTCCAGTAGACAATTTGATCAAATCGTTCTGGGATGTCAATATTCCAATATTTTTTGCTGCTGGAAACAATAGAGACTATTCAAGGATTGATTGGCCTGCATGTTCACCTCTTGCGATTGCTGTTGGAGGTGCAGATGATTTAGGGTCTTCTGGATCATTTATATCTAGAACAAGCAATTATGATGCTAATTTAATTGATATGTTTGCTTCAGTATCAAGCCCAGTTATTTTTCCAGGAGGCAAAACTGGATTTGCTTATGGAACATCTGTATCTACTCAAATTGCAGCAGCAAAATGGTTGCAGATATCTAATGCTAAACCTCATTTAACCGCACAGCAAATTCTTGATTTGATTAAATCAACATCTACCCCAATTAAGGGAATGTTGCCGAATCAAACAGGACAATTGATTAATTCACAAAAAGCAATTAATAGCTAATTAATAATGGCAGGGGGTTGACTAACCCCCTGCTTATTTAGTAGAATATACGGATATGCAAACCTTTTTACCACATCGTGATTTTGATAAAACTGCAAAACATCTTGATCGTAAACGTTTGATTAAACAAAGCGTAGAGAATCTGCAAGTGCTCAAGTCTTTAGCTGGCCTTTATACTTCAGGCGCATGGAAAAATCATCCCGCTATTAAAATGTGGGCTGGTCATGAAGATTGGCTTTTCCAGTATAATGAATCAATTATTAAAGAAATACTAATGCGTGGATATAAAAATAGTACTCATGCTCAATTTGATAAAATATATCAAGATAACTTTTGGGGTGTAGATTCAGACTCACCTTGGTGGCTTGGCGATGAGCGTGTTCACTACTCACATAGAGGTAGATTGTATGAAAAAGATCCAGACAACTATTACTTTTATTCAGAGTTTGCGGATTTTAGACAACTAGGATATACTTGCTGCGTGTCTTGTAGTTATTATTGGCCAACCCATGCGGAGTCTAAATGATAGTAACTGACGATAACTTTGAACAAGTTATTAAATCACATAAAACTATTATGATAGATTTCTGGGCGGAATGGTGCAGGCCATGCAAAATGTTTTCTCCTATTATAGAAGAAGTTTCTCAAGAAACTGGAATATGGTTGGGGAAAATTAATGTTGATAATGAACCTATTAAGCCCATGGAGTATGAAGTCACTAGTATTCCTACAACTATTTTGTTTAAAGATGGAAAGCCAGTTAAGCGAATTATTGGAGCAAAACCTAAACATGTAATGATGGAAGAAGTAAAAGAATGGATTTAGAATTTGATGAATGGATTAAGTTTGGTTATGATAATGGTTGGATATCAGATGTATTTTGCAATACCCATGACGGTCCACCGATAACTGAAGAAGAATCCCAACAATGGGAAGATGGCGAAGATCCATGTTCTTTTCACGTAAGAATATGGGAATTGGAATAGAATTCTGTATCACAAAATAGATACAGAGTATAAAAGGAGAAATAAATTAAATGAACTCATTTAAGAAAATCGCTCTAGCCTTGGTTGCAGCCATGACTATGGGCACACTCGTAGTGACACCTGCAAGTGCCAATACAGTATCCGTTGACGTAACAACTGAGATTTCTGGAACAGGTGCAGCAGCATCACCATTTACAGTTAAGGTTCCGTTTGACAACGTAGTTAGCGTTGCAGACACCACAACTGTTACAAATAACGAGGCATTGCTTCTTACTGCTACAGTAGTTGCTGGTACTCCAGTAACATTTACAGCAGTCGGAGCTAATACACGCCTTGTGTCTGCAATTGGATCAACAGTTAATGCATCTGCTGGTTCATCTTCAATTACAGTAACACCTGCTTCAACAACTGCAAGCGTCTATGCATATACAACAACTACTGCAGCATCTGCTGTTACAGTATCTGTTCTTGGCGCAAGCACAACACTATATCTTAAGGGCGTTGCAGGACCTGCATATGACCTAAAGATGACAATCCCTGCTTCAGGAAACCTTTCTGGCAAGGTAACTGCAACTTTTGAAGTTGCTGATATTTTCGGTAATGCTGTAGCAGATACAGTAACCGTAACAACTCTAGGCGGAGCAACCGCTGGAACAGTAACTGCTGATTCACTTGTCACAGGCAAGTACACATCGGAAATTTCTCTTCCTGCTGCTGCTGGAACTGTTGCCGTAGGAGCATCTATTACTGCACCTACATCAGTTCCAACAATTAAGTTGGCTACAACTTCACAGACTGCAATCGTAACAGTTTCAGATCTTGCTGGAGCACTTGCTGCTGCTAATGCTGCACTCGCTGCAGAAAAGGCTGCTCGTGCTGCTGATGCAACCGTTGCTGCTGCTGCTCTTGCTGCTGCTGTAAAGGCAGAACAAGATAAGGCTGCTCTTGCAAAGGCTACCGCTGATGCAGAACTTCTTTCGCTAAAAGCAGAAGTTGTAACACTTAAGGCTGATGCAGTAACTGCTAAGATTGCTGCTGACAAGGCTCTTGCTGATGCAAAGGCTGCTGCAGATAAGGCTGCTGCTGATGCAAAGGTAGAACTTGATAAGGTCAAGGCTGATAACGCTGCTGCAATTGCTGCAATGAAGAAGGCATTCAATGCACTTGCTACAAAGTGGAACAAGGCTAATCCAAAGGCTAAGGTTGCTTTAGTAAAGTAATCTAATTATTAATGGGGCGGTAGAGATATCGCCCCATTATTATAAATATGATAAAATTAAATAATATGGAATGGGATCATTTTCACATAATAAAACAAAAAGTATTAAGTGAATTGATAAATGAATTAGAAGATTTAGAATTTCCACCTGAGTGGAGACCAAGAGAGGTTCTTGGTTTTATTATTAGAAAGTTAGAAGAGAAAGAAAAAGCATGTTAAATAAATTAAAAAAATGGTTTGGGTTTCCTTTGGCTACAGAATACCAAAAGGAAATTGAAAAAATTTTAACAGAAAGATTAGGAGAAATTAATATGGAAGAAAACAAGAAGGCACCAGCCAAGAAGGCACCAGCCAAGAAGGCACCAGCCAAGAAGGCACCAGCCAAGAAGGCACCAGCCAAGAAGGCACCAGCCAAGAAGGCACCAGCCAAGAAGTCTGGCGGATCAGGAAAGCCTCAACAAGCACTATAAATTATGGAAGTTGTTAAGTTAACAGAAAAAATTTGGTATTATAAAAATAAAAAAATAAATACAGAAGTTTTTTTAAAAGAAATAGAGGATTTGTCTAATTCATCTGTTGACCTTTACTGGCATAATTATACAAATGAATATAATCCAGACGGTACTAAAGCAGAAAGCTCAGTAATAGGTGAAGTTTTTTGTCTTACGCCAAATGTTGATTTGTATGAAAAAATATTAAATGTATTTATTGATTGTATTAAGCATTATTTAATTCATAATAATGAGCAAATATCAATGGAAAATCTTGATATAAATCCAGTAGCCTCAAGATGGGATTACTCTAATTGTGTTTTAAATATAAGAAGATATTTGCCAGGTTCTACAATGAGTTCTCATTCCGACGGCATTTTATCTTTAAATGGTGGTGGATATACAGCATTATTTTATTTAAATGAAGATTATGACGGCGGAGAATTAAAATTTAAAGACGATGATGTAAGCATTAAGCCTGAATCTGGTTCTGTAATTATATTCCCAGACGGAACAGAACATGAAGTTTTACTTGTTAAAAGTGGTATGAGATATATTACAAACGGATATTTATTTAGAAAATATCCGTCTCCTCAAGGTATTTTATAGTAAGCTAATGAAGTATCATTGGATGATAAGGCATGAAAACAATGATCCAAATTCTTTAAAAAAAGTTTTTAAAGAATTAAATGATTATGGTTATTATTCTTGTATGCTAACATATCATTCTAAAAAAAATGATATGTTAATTAAATTGGCTCATGCAATAGACCCTGAAATAAATTTAAAATATACTGTTGCAATGAGAACTTATGCCATAAGCCCAGAATATCTTGCCATGATAATAAATGGATTTAATGAAATATCAAATAATAAATTAATTTTCAATATAGTATCTGGTGATATTCATAAAGATGAAACCAGCATAGAGGATTTAGTAGATTCATCTTATTTATTATCTTCTCAAGACAGAGTAAAGTATACTGGGAAATGGTTAGAAAAATTTACTAATATAGATATTATAAAAAATAATTTACCTGAAATGTTTATGAGCGGAACATCTGAAAAAACTTTTAGCTATTGTGAAAAATTTAATGGCATTTGCATGGTTATGGTAGATTATTTTTTAGAAAATATTAATTTCTTTTCAAAATTTGATAAAAAATGTGTCAGTTTACAAATTTGTATACGAGATACTGATGAAGAGGCTGAAAATATAAAAAATAATCTTTATAAAGATGGAAGATCAAAATGGTGTTATTACTATTCTGAAGAAACTTTAATTAAAAAAATTGAAGAGTTAAAAAAGATGGGCGTAACAGATTTAATGATTACTGGGATGCCTTTTGACCCAGAGGTTGAGCGTGTTCATCAATTTGTTAAAAAGATGTCTGAAAGATAGGGGGTCTAGTGGATATTTTAGAAATATGCGATATTCCTGGCTGCGGTCAAAAAGCTACAAATATGACTTCTACAGAAACAAAGATTATTCAAGTCTGTAGAGACTGCTATAACACGATATACAAAAAATGATATAATATAAGGATGAGCGGACTTCTAGACCCGCTTAAATACAACCTATAGGAGAAATATAATGTCAGAAAATTTAGACGGCTTTAATAATACTAAGCCAGCAGGAACCACTCCATGGCCTGCAGCGTCACAGTCCCCAGCATCTGGTGGATCATTTGGTGCAGGTCTTTCTTGGCCAGCAGCAGAAGATAAATCTACACAGGACAGTTCTGGTGTAGGACAAGGCGGTAAGTAATAATGTGCGTCGAATGCGGTTGCAATAATGTTGGCAGCCCAGTAGGCGTAACTCCAGTATCTTTAATAGATATGACAAGTCAAGGCAATGCAGGATTGACTCTTGACATGACTGCAACACGTGGACAAAGAGAAGAATTTATTGAAGAAGATCCAGTTCACGAAATGCGAGAAGGTATAGAGGACCCAGATTAATGTGTAAAGAATGTGGATGCGAAGGGGTAGAAGAAACTCAATATGAATCTGCCGCTGATCGCAATGTTGTAACTTCTGATTCTGTTAAAGGCAGATAATGTCAGAACAAAATACAGTAACATCAGTAAGTGCTACAAAAAAACACCCTAATCAGGGTAAGTTTAAACCTGCTATAAAAATAGATAGAAATAAACACGGCATACGAAGAGAAACTGTTTTACAACCTAAAAGAGTTGGAAGAAAAAAAGTATAATGTCTTCTGGACAACGTAGAGCAAGTTTTCCTTTTAATGCTACTCAAATTAAAGATGGTAAGATAGTTAGGCTTAGAAAAGACGGAACAGTAAAAGCTGTTCTAGATGATTATAAGCCTAATCATCCTAAGAAAGATGTGTCAAACAAAAAGTAGTTCAACAGATTTAGACATAGATGTAATAAATTCTATTGATAGTCAAGTAGATAAAGTAGAAGATTTAGGATTTTAAAATTAAATTTAGAAAACTCCTTGATGGTTCAGAGGTAGAAGATTTTGATCACCCAATAGACCTAATCATACATACTAAAGCCCCTTCTAAATGGAAGATAATAGATATGGAAACTGGGCAAGAGTATATTGGATCTTCAGAACCGCATCAAACTTTTGCAGAAATTTTAAGAAAAAAAGTTTTTATTGGCAAAATAGGACAATGGAAAAAAATTAAAGGTAGAGAAGTTTATGAAAAATAAAACTTTATATTTTTTACATATACCAAAAACTGCTGGTAAATTTATTTCTGCTAATATAAAAAAAAGTTTAGATGATGATTCTTTATCTTACATAAGTACACATTATCCAAATAATAAAAATTTTTTAAAAAATAAAATATATATATCTGCTCACGCTGGAACTTTTGTGTTGAATGAAGTAGAAGATTTAGATGTAGCAACAATATTAAGAAATCCAATAGAGGCAAGGTCAAGCTATTTTACTTTTATATACCCGTTATATTTAAAAGAAAGAGAAGAATATAAAAGTATTAAAGACGTAAAAGAAAAGTTTGTTTATTATCTTTTTCAAGATAAAAATTTTTTAATACATAATAATTATCAATCAAGATTTATATGTAATCCAGCTGATAAAGATTCTTGGGATTTAAAAAAATTTTTTGAAAATAGTGGACCCAAATTAATGAAAAAATATTTTGATGGACAAGGGTTTGATTGGTTTGTGGGCAACAACAATACTTCAATTGAAAATGCTAAAGAACAAATAGATAATTTTAAAATAGTAAATACCCTTGATAACATAAATTTATTTTGCGATAATATAAAAAAATGGTTTTTAGAAAATCATAATAAAGAAATTAAATTTAATTTTAATGATAAAGTTAATGTTACAACATATAATTTTGATAACCAAATATCATCTCATTTTGATTTAATTAAATCTTTAAATGTTGAAGAGATTAATAAATTTAATGATTTAAATAAAATAGATATTGAAATTTATAATTATATTAAAAATAAAGAAGGCCAGTGATGAGAAGAGATATTGTTCCTAAAAAAGAATTAGAAGCATTTAATTTTAAAATGTTTAAAAAATACGAAGTAAAAAATATACATGATCATGTTGTTCTTTTTACAAAAGAATGGGAAATAGATACATCTAGGCAAAATGTTAAGTACGACGATAGGCGTAATCCTCATTTATATACAAATACATATGTTATACAAGATCACCCTTTAGACTGGAAATTTGGTTCTAGCCCTTCCCCTGTTGTCAAAGATATGTTTTTATTAAAAATGATAGATGATATAGTTAAAGATTTAGAAGATTTTAATGTTGGCAAAGCAGCTAGAATTTTATTAATAAAACTTAATTCTGAAAGTGATGTTGCAACACACGTTGACGGCGGAGAATATTTATCAACTGTAAGAAGATATCATATACCAATAATAACAAATGAAAATGTATTTTATATAGTTAACGATGAAAAAATTAATATGAAACAAGGAGAATGTTGGGAAATAAACAATTTTAAACCACATTCTGTTTTAAATAATAGTAAACAAGATAGGGTTCATTTATTAATTGATATTATCCCAGAATATTCATTCAGAACTTATAATAATCTTCCCGAAGATTCTAAAATTTATATGATAGAAAATTTTATAGAAGAAGAAGATGCAGAAAATTTTATTAATTACATATTTAAAAATAGTTCTAATAAGGAAAAATTTCCATTGACTCGTGGAGAGGTAGAGTTTAAGAGAGTTAGACACGAGGCTAATATACCAGAAACCGTACCATTATCAAATCATTCTGAGCAAATAGAGTTGATAAAAAAATACACTTCAAAAATGATATTAAATTTTAAAAATTTTTTTAAAGATGATATATTGTACCCAAGTGCTTTTTGGATGACAATGTTAGGAAAGGATACACGCTTGCCCTACCATGCAGATAATCACATTGGAGCTGAACATCTTTACAGAAGTGCTGTAGTGTACCTAAATGATGATTTTACTGGTGGATATTTAAAATTTAAAGATTTTGATTTAACTTATAAACCTAAAAAATATTCTGCTGTAATATTCCCATCAAATTATTATCATATGATTACTCCAGTAACTGATGGAATAAGATATGCGTTGCCTATGTGGGCTTCAAAAGAAAAAAAATACGATATTTTTGGTGTCGATAGCCCAATTAAAAGTGATCCAGAAAAATATTTAAATTCTAAAAGGTATAAAAATGGATAAAATAAAAATAATTAACAACTTTATAGAAGAAGAAGATGCTATTTTTTTAATTGACTGGATAGATAAAAATTCACATAAAGATAATCTTTTTAGAAAAAGAATTGGTGTTGCTTTTAATGAGGGAATTGCATTAAGGGCAGTTTTCCCAGACGAAAAAGCTCCAAATTTATTTAAAGATTTAGAAAACGTTATTAATAAATATTCAAAAAAATTTATTAAGTTTTTAAATGATGAATATAATTTAAAAGAAAATTTATATTTTTATGGAGTTTCTATAACAAAATTATCTGAAGGTATACAGTTAAGAATGCATCAAGATATACATAATTCATTTGCATCTTTAAATTGGAGTTGCGTTATATATTTAAATGAAGATTACTCTGGCGGAGAAGTTACATTTGTTAATAATTTTAATAAAAAAGAATTTATTTCTTCAAAATATGATTCAAACTTTTATTTATATTCAGATATAAATAATGGTTTTGTCTTTAAGCCTAAAAGTTTTGATGCAATTGTATTCCCAGCAGATCAGTGGCACGGAGGCAAAAAAATAAATAGCGGTGTAAAATATGCTATAATTTTATGGTCAGTAAAAGAAAAAGAATATGAATTTGAAGGTTTTGAATCAGAAAGGATTTGGGATAATGCAAAATAAAATTTATATGATCGGGGATTGTCACCTTTCTAGAGTTCAAGAACATTACGTAAAGGAAGAAAGCCAGTTAGATATTTTATTTTGGGGCAAAGCAGCAAAAAAAATATGGGATATAGATTTTGAAAGTATGAAAAATGAAAACGAAATGTCTTCTGGAAAAGAAATTAGAGATTTTGAAGGCGACGGACAAATTGGTTTTAATGAAATAAAAGACGACTCCATAGTATTTTCTTGGTTTGGATATGTAGATATAAGAACTCATTTAACAAAATATAATAATGCAGAGCTTGTTGTTGAAAAATATATTAATCAATTGAAATCTTATTTTAAAAATTCAAAAATATACATTATAGAACCTTTACCTCAATTTACAGAAATGATTTTAAAATATGAGGGCATTAGCCCATATTATACACATGAAGAAAGATTGGAACAAAATAAGAAATTTTTAAATAAACTTTATGAACTATGTGATAGTAACAATATAGAAATTTTAATTACTCAAAAAGAAATTTTAGAATGTTTAGGTGTTAGGGAATTAACCCCAAGCATGACTCATAACCTGGCGCCACATCCAGTAGACGGCTTAAAGCAAGAGTATAGTAAAAAGCTTTTTGATTTATTTGAACTTAAAGCTAGGCAGGTGTTAAATCTTGATACAAAATAATTTAAACAGGGTAATGGTGTGGGATAATACTGCAAAAAATATCACAGATTTAAAAATTAATATTTTGCAAGAATACGAAAAAAGAAAATATGATTTAGTAGAGCATCACACTGGTTATAGAATGGTAATGGATAAATCAATGCCATCAACATTAGATTTAGATAATTTATTTAACCCGTACCTAGAAGAGTATATAAAAAATTTTAATTTAGACAAAAAAGAATATCATTTTTCGGAATGGATTTTAATAGGCTGGACTGTTCCTGGTAGAGGTATGGAACTTCATAATGATCACATTCAGGATGTTTCTTTAGAATTAATAGATCATCCCCAGCCAATGCTTACTGCAATATTTTATCTTGCACATAATTGTGAAGGCGGGGACTTAGTGTTCCCAGATTTAAATCTTAAAATTACTCCTAAAGATGGGACTCTTGTAATTTTTCCATCAGAAGAAATGCACGAAGTCATGGAATATATATCTGGAGAAAGAATAGTAATTCAAAAGTTTGTTTTTAAACCTTGACAATTGGCTATATAATATAGTATTATATAGCACAGGCAAATATTTTTTATATTTGTTTTTATAATAAGGAATCAAAATGTCAATATATGATTATAGCTTTACGGATAATAAAGGTAATTTAATAGAATTATCAAAATTTAAAGACAATTTACTTTTAATTGTTAATGTAGCCAGTAACTGCGGTTTTACTGAACAGTATAAGGGGCTACAGGAACTTCATAAAAAATATGCAGACAAGGGTTTAGTAGTGATAGGATTTCCTTGTAATCAATTTGGTAATCAGGAGCCAGGGTCTAACGAAGAAATTAAAAATTTTTGCGAGACTAGATATGGCGTAGATTTTATTATTTCAGAAAAAATTGATGTAAATGGAGAAAATGCTCATCCTTTATTTAAATATTTAGTTTCTAAAGCTGATTTTGATGCAGTTCCGTGGAACTTTACAAAGTTTTTAGTTGATAAAAATCAGTTTAGATCAATGTCTCCAAATGTTACGCCAGAGCAAATTGATGAATGGGTTCCCTCACTTTTAAATTAAAATGATAAACCCCGATAAAGATCTAGGTAGCTGCATAGTAGTATTTAAAGATGTTTTTTCTGATTCACATGAAATTATAAATATTCTTGAAAAAGAAAATAAATTAAATTTAAAACAAGAGTCATGGAGTTGGGGAAAAGCGGGTACAATTGGATATGGATCAGACCAAAATGTAAGAACTAATTACACTATGGCTATAACTAAAAATGCAAAATTTGGAAACGAAAATGCAAAAAAAATTCATAATTTAATTTTTACCAAAGTGGAGGAAGCAATTGCTTGGTATAAAAATAGATATAACATTCCATTTGAACTTTATCATGAGCCTTATACAGTTTTAAAATATAGTAATAATGAAGAATATAAACCTCATTTTGATGGATCAACAGAAACAGCAAGATCTGTTTCTGTTGTAATATATTTAAATGATGATTATGATGGAGGAGAAATAGAATTTACAAATTTTAATTTGAAATTAAAACCAGAAGCAAATAGCATGATTTTTTTTCCTTCTAATTTTGCTTACACTCATAAAGCTCACCCAGTAACATCTGGCACAAAATATGCGATAGTGACGTGTCTTCATGATTGGCTTTCCCCAGAAGTTCCACAATTTCCTATAAAAAAATCTTTATTAAATATTGGAATAGTTGGGTTAATTAAATGAAAATAATTTTTCATTCTAAAACTTTTCAAAATCATTCTGCCAAAGAATTTAATCCAGCTCCAGCAAAAAAGTTTATCCCTAATTGGTTTATGTCTGCAGATAAATATATAAGAGATAAATTTGGTAACATAGCTTTAAATTTTTATAAAACAAAAGATGGGTCTACAAAATTTGATAGACAAAAAACTTTTAAATCTTGTCCAGCAGTTTTTGATTCTATATCTTCAGGGTACTTACTATTTACCCCATGCGATATAGAGATAAAAAAAAATAAAGATTCATATTCTATCAAAATAGATGAAAAGTTTTCAAACAACGTAAATCTTAAAAATTTTGCATTTTGTAATATTAGGGGTGAAGGACATGGGTTCCCAACACCAGATGGATATAGCCCAGTTCATTTTACTTGGTCAACAAATTGGTTTCCACAATTACCAGAGGGCTACATAGCGTTATTTACACACCCACTTAATAGATTTGATTTACCATTTTTAACTATTTCTGGAATTGTTGATTGCAGTAGCTATATAAATGGTGGACTTGCTCCATTTTTTATTCAGGAAGATTTTGAAGGCGTTATAAAAGCTGGCACCCCATATATGCAAATAATACCGTTTAAAAATGAAGAGTGGGAGCATGAAAATATTTATTATGATGAAGATCAATCCTTAGAGCATAGAAAACAAATGAAATTAATGTATGAAAATAAAGATAGTATAGAACATACAACAAATTATAAAGAAAAATTTTGGACTAAAAAATATTTTGATTGATATTGACGAATTTTAATGAATAAAGTATAATATAGTATATGAAAAAAATTAGCATATTAGCATTAGCTGCAATTGCAGCAGCATTTACCGCATACAGAGCATTTGACGATCTTGCTAAGTCTATGGAATCTTGGGAGATGGACTGGGAAGAAGAGATAGACAATGAGTAATTTAAAAGTAAATAAAACTAAAGTTCTTCCCTTACTTTGGTTTGCAAATATGTGTGGTTCAATTGCAGGATGGGCAATTATGAAGATATCCTACGAAGACGAACTAGAAAATTTTGGGTGGCAGTACAAGATGCATTCATTTATTTGGAAAATTACTTGGCCTGTATATTATAAATTTGGTACATTTTATGAGTTTAGTTTTGATATGAGCGGGGATGGCTGGAATGATTATGACGAAGAAGGTGTACCTTACTGGGAAAAGCATAATCTCGATTGGGATTATCAAGATCAAGAAACAGGAGATGCCTTTAGGCTAATTAAAAATGGAATCAAATAAAAGAACATTATTAAAAACATTAAGCTGGGAAACATTTCATTTAATTGGAGTAGCAGGAATTATTGCTATTGTTACTTATGCTATAACTGGCGATGTAGAGTATGAATACGCTACTTTGGGTGCTTTAGGATACATTGCGTGGGAAGCTTTAGGATATTATATTCATGAGCGTCTTTGGGCTAAAGTAAAAAGAATCAAGTAATGGCCTGGTTATGCCCATGTCAGGGCTGTAAAAAGGCGGTAAAACAAGAACAAGAACGCATTTTAAAGTTATTGGATGAAATAGATTTAAATGCTTCACATCAAATAAATGCACTTGGGTTTAAATTGCTTGCAATTGATATTATTAAAAATAATAAATAATTTGCTATAATAGATACATGTTTGAATTAAATAGTATTATATATGATAAGGGTCTTTATTTAAATAATTGTATTTCTAAAGAGGACATAGAAAAAGTTCTTTTTTTATCAAAATCTGAAAAATTTGAAATAAAACATTTTAGATGTGGTGATTACGTAGAAGTCAACAATCAATTAGATTATCCAGAAAAAAATATTTTTGAAATTTTAAATCCAATTACAGAAAAAATTTTAAAAATTTATTCAGATCATTTTAATAAAAATTTAAATGATTATCGTCTTGAAGGCGAAGAAGTATATTGGATTAAAACTTGGAGCAAGGGCTCTAGTATTGGATTTCATAGTGATTCTTGGGATTCAAAAGATGGCAAAAAGGTCCCAAATGTAACAATACTTTTATACTTTACTAGCGAATATGAAGGCGGAGAAGTAATTTTTAAAAATCAAAGTGGCATAGGTGTTGACTTTTCAAATCAAGAATTTAAAGTTGATAACAATGATATTAGAATAAAACCATTATCTGGAGAGGCAATAGTTTTTGATTCAAATACAATTCATCTTGTAACCGAAGTAACTGGCGGATCTAGAATATGTACAGATATTGCTTTTGTTTAAAAAATTAATATTCTGGAAACTCTTCTTTACCAGCATCAAATATTATTGAATATTTATCACTTAAGTTTAAAGTACTATGCCAAGCACCCACATCAGTTCCAGCATCTCCCCTAAACCACATTATATCCCCTGGTTTTAATGTAAAAGTATCTGGCTCTTCTAACCAATCAACTTTCCATTGTGAAAAACCATCTTTTTCATTTTTTGCTTGTCCAGCTTCTAGCAGTTTTCCTATTTCCTTTTTGCCAATTTTCCATTCTGTAGAACCGCTACATTGCCAGTGAATAATATCGTAAGGATCTTTGTGTGTCTGATGTCCTTCACCAATAATTCCTTTTATAACATAGAAAGCATATTCTGATATATCATATACAGATAAGCATTCATTTAAAAAATAATCAATTTCTTTTTCATCGTATTTACCTATTATAGAAGTTCTAGCGTATCTTTCTTTATTATTTGCATGCAATTCTGATACTATTTTTAAATCTGGTGGGGTTCTCCAGTTTTTAAAAACAGCATAGGTCTTATTATTATCTCTTGCTTCTGAAATTAAATCTAATAATTTATGACTCATAATGCATATATTATACTATTTTGAAGCTCAAAAAGTGAAGCGGAAAAGTAGAAGCAAAATTGACAGTACCTGTCATAAATTGTAAAATTAGATAGTGAGCAATTACCCTCTTCCTAAAGATCCACTTCAGGCTGCATATTTGCAGCATTTGAGAGATAGAAATGTTAAAATAGCATCTGTCTGCAATTACTGCAAGAAAGAATCCGTTGGGATAAATTCGGACGGGTATAAAATAATATTTGTATGTGAGGAACACCATGATATATCATAAGCATTTACTCGTTAACGCTAAAGTAAAGAACCCAATGAATACCGAAGAACAAGGTATTGAATTTCTTAAATTTCTAGTCAACCAGATTGATATGAAAATTATTAAAGGACCATTTGCGTCATATGTAGACGCTGAAGGCAATAAGGGTCTAACCGCAGTAGTTATGATCGAAACTAGCCATATTGCATTTCATATCTGGGATGAGATAGATCCAGGGCTAATTCAATTTGATCTCTATACATGCGGAACACTTGACCTGCATAAAGCACTAGGAATATTCAAGCAATATTTTGATGTCCAAGAGCTGGACTATGTCTTATTTGATAGAGAAAATGGATTTGTTGTAGAACAAGCGGGGCGGGAAGCCGATGGAGTATTTTATAGTAAATACCCTAATGGATTAGAACCAGGTCTAATGGATCCTAATGTAGGTGGATTTAAAGGAAGTTTATAAAATGGTAAAATGGGTAAATATAAATAATTTAAAAATATCATCAGAAGAAATAAGCTTATCTGGGTTTAAAAAATTTGGATGTCTTGGATCGTTAGGATACATCAGCTTTGATAAAGTATTTAAATTTAATGCTAAATTTAAATACTCAAATAATCCCTTAGAAAATGCTGCAATAGTTGATATTGATTTTGCACATAGCTCTAACTATCATTCTTTTTCATCTTTAATTTATCAAAATAAAAATTTAATCATTTATGTAAGAAATGATGACACTCAATTAAAATTATGGGAAGGCTGTCCAGTAGAGGATTACAACTGGCACGATTTACATATATCAGTCGACCAAAAAGTAATATCTTATTATATTGATGATAATATGATTGCTTCTTATGAATTTGATAATATGATAAGTCCATGTGAGATATTTTTGGGCGGGAACAATGACGATAGATTAGTCAATCAAAAACAATCACCATCAGTATATATAAAGAATATATTAGTAGAAACTGACTCTGAAATATTTCCATTAAATAAAGAAGAATTAGAGTCTTTAAAGGATAATAGACTATCTAGATTTTTTAAAAAAATGAAAGGAAATTCAAATGACTAAATATATGTTTAAATGTAAGGAATGTAAGACATTATTATCAATAGAGACTGAATTACCA